GTTCCGCCTCATCCCTCAAAACTTTTATGAGCCAAAATCAAGCGACCGTTTAACATGCCTGCCAAAAAGAAAGCATCCGCCCTCGACCGAGCCGCTGAGATCGGCGTTTCGATTCCGACGCTCAACAGTTGGAAGCGCTGCGGCGTGAACATCAACTCGGACAAGGAGGTCAAGCTGCGGATTGGGCGGATGAGGAACATCCCGCCGACGCTCAAGCCGGAGTTCATGCCGAAGCTCGCGGCGAAGATTGAGGCACCCGGCGAAGACCCGACGCAGATCGACATTGAGGCGATCATCCGGCAGCTCTCAAACGTCACCGACAAGCACCAGGCGCAGACGGTAAAGATCCAGATCGACGGACTGCTCAACGCTTACAAGCTGAGGGAGGCCGCGGGAAAATATGTGGCGAAGTCGATGGTTGACGAGGCATTGATCCGGATCGCGGCAGCGGTCAAAGCGGCCATCCTGCGAATGGAAGCCGATCTACCGCCGCAGCTTGAGGGCTGCGACCCACCGGCGATGCAGCGCATCATCCGTGGGAAGGTCGATGAAATCATGGGGATGCTTTCCGAAGCGACCGCGAAAATATGGGATAACGATGCGACTGATTGAACAGCTATTGGGCGTTTTTCAGCGCGCGTGCAGACCGCCCGCCCGGCTACCACCGAGCGAATGGGCGTCCGACCGCGTAGCGATCCAAGACGGACTCACGCCGAAATACTCGACATCGAACGCGCCCTGGCAGATTGAACCGCTCGACGTAGTGGCGAACGCCGACGCGAAGGAGGTTGTGATTCTGGCACCAATCGGCACCGGCAAGACGACCTTCATGGAAGCGGCGCTGCAATACATCATCGCCGAAGACCCGGGGCCAACGCTGCTGGTGGGTCAGACCGATGACGACTTGAAAGACTGGGCGGAAACGCGGATGGACTACGCGATCCGCAACACGCCGGATACGGCGGCGCTCTTGCCCGAGGATCGGCACAAGAAACGGAAGATGCAGATCCTGTTCCCGCACATGTCGCTCTTCCTCACCGGCGCGAACCTCAGCGGCCTCCAGTCAAAATCTATGCGTCGCGTCTTTTGTGACGAGGCGTGGCAGTATCGACCGGGCATGTTGAACGAAGCTCGTGGTCGTCTGCATGATCGGTGGAACCGGCAATTTTTCATCTTGTCCCAGGCGGGCGTGAAGGGCGATGACCTCGACAAAGCGTGGGGACATTCCGACCAGCGCGAGTTCAGCTTCTCCTGCCCGGACTGCGGCACCGTGCAGCCGTGGAAATGGTGCAACGTCATCGGCTACGAGGACGAGACGCTCGAGCCGCTGGAGCGAGCGCAGATGGCACAACTCAAGTGCGACAACGCCGACTGCGATTGGACGTGCGCGGACTCACCGCAACCGAGGAGGGCGCTGGCCGAAGGCGGTCAATATGTGGCGACTGCGGTCGGCATGCCGGGTCACGTTGGATTTCACTACAACGTGCTGGCCAACTGGCGCAAGCCGCTATGGGAGATCGTTTTGCTGTGGATCGAGGCTAAGGCAGCGATGCGAGTCGGCAACGTTGATCCGCTCAGGCAATTTATTCAGAAGCGCCTAGCAGAAACATGGGAGGAGGACTTGACTGACAACCGCTCGGCGCTGGTCGGAAACGGCTACCTCGTCGCCGAGTACGCCGACAAGCAGAAGATCGAGGACGAGGCGCACCGCTTCCTCACCGTGGACAAACAGCGCGACCACTTCTGGGCTGGAGTCAGGGCATGGCGAGCAAGCGGCGAGTCGATGCTGCTTTGGTATGGTCGGATCGAGACGTTCGACGGAGTGCATGACCTTGCGCTGAGGTATCAAATAAAAAATCAAATGGTCTTCGTCGATGCTGGTTATGACACCGATCAAGTGTATTCCGCCTGCGCTCGCATGAACTGGACGGCACTGCACGGCAGCGGTCAGAAATCGTTCGCTTACAAAAAACAGAATGGCGACGTGATCCACCGACCGTTCACCCGCTTTCAAGATGCGACCGCGTCCGGCGGCGGCAAAGCTCGGTACTCGCACTGGGCGAGCGACCGGATCAAAGACATCCTGCATGCGCACCGCACCGGCATCGCTGGATCGTGGGACATACCGGATGATGTGTCAGTTGACTTTCTCAAACAGATTGACAGCGAGATTAAAAAGGAGGTCACCAACTCCAAGACTAAGCAGGTCGAGTATCGCTGGACGCGGACTCGAAACAATAACCACGCGTGGGACGTGGAGGCGATGCAGATTGTGGCGGCGCTCATGCTGAAGATTATCCCGGGCTTCGATGTTTGACATGGCGGCCTAGTCGATGGCTGCCAACGTCCGAGAAGTCGCAAGAAATTTATTCCATTACGCCCAGTGCAACCCTCAGCGGATTGCTGCCATCAAGACTGCGTTCGACGCGGCGATGGGCGGGGCGCTCACAAAAGGCGGCATGGACAGCATCACTTCCGCCACCAAGAACGGCGTGACCATGGCGAAACTCGTCGGGCTGAACGAAACGGAGCGGCAGACCGCACTGCGGATGGCGATGGAATATCTGAGCAATGGATTTGTGCCTAGCAGCAGCCGGTCGCTCGGTCGATTTTAACAACGGACATCATGGCAATACTCGACCAATTCGGCAGGCAGGTTAGTTACAAGGCAGCACGAGCGGCGCAGGACACGCGTCTGCGTCCGTATGAGCCGGTCGAGAAAAAAGACATAAGCGACCTAGTGCCGGCAATGGATCGAGTGACATTGCAAAGTCATGCTCGACGCATCTATTTAAATTTCGGGCCGATCAAGAATGCCATCAACCAGCGCGGCATGTATACCGTCGGTCGAGCGTTCGTCCCGATCTATACTGGCGGCGATGAGGCATTCGGCGCACTTGCCACCAAGTTTCTGACCGACAGTTTTTATCCCATCGGTGACGGGCGAGGAGGCATGCACGACCTCAAAACAAACTTGTTTGGATTCTCGACCAGCATCGATGTCGATGGTGAAATTTTCATCCTGCTTACCGAAACGGACACAGGATTTCCGCAATACCAAGGCATCCCGTCGCACCGGATCGCGACCCCGCGTGGATTTACCGACGGGCAAATGTATCGCGGTGCAATGCTGCAGGACGGCATCACCTACTTCCCGAGCGGCGAGGCAAAAGAGTATGCTTTCTGCGATAAAAAAGGCGAACTGGATCAGTGGCTACCCGCGCAGAACGTCATCCACCTGTTCGACCCCGAGTATCAATACCAAGCACGCGGACTGACCGCACTGACCCACTGCATCAACGACTGCCGAGACATGATCCAAAGCACCGAGTGGGAGCGCTTGGCGATGCTTCAGATGAGCAGCATCTCGCTCGTCGAGTACAACGACGCCGGCGGCCCAGACCTCGATGACCCATACAACGCGCTTATCGGCGACACCGCTACGGGCAAGGGCATGACGGTCGAGTCACTCGATGGCGGCACGGTGCGCTATTTCCGCAGCAACAGCGGCGGCAAGATCGAGACCTTGGTCAACAACCGACCGGGCAACCCGTTCCTAGATTTCCACAACCGCCTACTCAAAGGAGCATTCGCCGGACTGAACTGGCCGATGGCGCTTTACGAAGGACACGCAGCAGGTGGCGGCACAGCCCAGCGCACCGAGATCGCCATGGCGCAACGCTCGGTCGAGGATCGGCAAGACCTGCTCTTCTACGCAGCAAAGCGGCTCTGTGGCTATGCCATCGCCAAAGCGATGAAGCGCGGCGACCTGCCGCAGTCGCCGGACTGGTATCAGTGGGAGTTCTCGACACCGCCGAAGCTCACGATCGATGACGGTCGCATCACAAAAGAACTAGAGCAACTCTGGAAAATGGGCGCTGCGAACATGCGTGACATTGTCTCCATGCGCGGCAAGACGCTGGAGTCGCACTATAAGGAGCGAGCGCAGGAGGTATGGCTGCGCAAGCACTATGCTCAGACAGTCGCCGATGAACTCAACACGACCTACGGCATGGTGCATTCTATCGACGACCGTGAAATGTCGATGTTGACCCCTAACGAGATGGCACCCAATGGCGATCAATCTCAAACCAACTGAGGCGATGGCCGCCGAGGCTAAACTCGGGCTAGAGTGGCGAGCAGAATTCAATCGCGGCGGAACCGCGGTAGGCGTGGCACGCGCTCGAGACATCAGCAACCGGGTTAATCTTTCCGAGGAAACCATCGGACGCATGGTCAGTTTTTTCGCAAGGCATGAGGTGGACAAACAAGGTCAGGGATTCTCACCCGGCGAGGAGGGCTACCCGTCTGCCGGTCGGATCGCATGGGCGCTCTGGGGCGGCGATCCCGGCGCATCATGGGCGCGAGCGAGACAGCGCGAACTTGACACCGACAACAACTTTATGCAGATCGAAATCAACAACCGACTTGGCAAGGTCAAGCTCAACAGCGGCGTGAACAAAGATTCAGCCGACGACCTGATCGACAAGCTCGACAAACTTTATGGCAGCCGAGCAGTCGCAGCGCAGATGTGCATCGGTGAGATTGTGTGCAAAGCTGATGACGCGATCGATGGCATCGAGATCGAAATCAACACACCAGGCGGATCGGTCTTTGAAGGTCAGCGGATCTATAACGCACTGCGCGAAATGTCGGCACGCGGCGTGGAGATCACCGCGACTGTCAACGGACTGGCAGCCAGCATGGGCAGCGTGATCCTGATGGCAGGTGACAAGCGCCGCATGACAGCAGGCAGCCGGGTAATGATCCACGAGGCATCGACGATCGCAGCCGGCGATGCACGCGCACTCAAGAAGCAGGCCGAGCTGCTCGAAAGCATCAGCGCCGAGATCGCCGGCATCTACTCCGAGCGCACTGGCATGGACGAGGAAGAGATTCGCGAAATGATGATGGCCGAAACATGGATGACTGCCGACGAAGCTAAAGAAAAGGGATTCGTTGATGTCGTGTTAAAAGACGGCAAAGAGGTCGCACAATTTGACACCGCCGCAAAAAGCATGAGCATTCTCTCAAAACTATTCCCGGGCAATGACGAAGCCGCAAAGATCGAAGCGGCCATCGCCGAGAACGATACACTTCGCGCTGACCTTACCACAGCACAAGCACTGATCGCAGAACTCAGCGGTCACGCCGAGGTCATCGCCCAACTTCGCGCCGAGCTTGCCACCGAGCAAGAGACAGCAGTCGAAACAATCGAGAAAGTCAAAGAGCTTGAGACTAAGGTCGAGAAGCTTGAAGAGCAGATCGAAGTTTCTGACGACAAGGTCAACGTCCGCGCTGCCGAGTTGCTCGCCAGCACCGGTCACCCTGCTCCTGTCGCCCTCGCTGGGGACAACAACGAAGCACCAGTCAGCCACCTCAAAGCCATGGCATCAATGAAACCGCTCGAGGCAGCCGAATACTTTGCTTTACACAAGGCAGAAATTCTTTCCGACAAAAACCGCTACGCAGTCTAACCAATTTAAAATTTCAACTAATATAACATCATGTCATCCATCGCACTCAACGACAAAATCTTTACGCAGATCGCTCTTCAAGCGTTCGTTGCAAAGCTCGCACCACTCAACGCATTCACTCGTGACTTCAGCGGCGACGCTCGTCGCAAAGGTGACGCGATCATCGTGCCGCTAATCAGCGGCATCACCGCAACCACCTTCAACCAATCGTATGAAGTCGGCGGCGGTGCAATTACATTCGCCACTGTCAGCATCGACAAACACCGCATCGCCTCGATCGACCTTACCGACGTGCAAGTTGCTAACAGCTCTGCAGCGGTCATGGACAACCTCGCGATCCAAGCTGGCGAGTCGCTCGCTCGCATCGTGCTTACCGACATCTGGTCTGCGATCACGGTCGCAAACTTCGGTGCAGCGACCCTGACCACCGCTGGTGCAAACTACACGATCGCGCAGATGGGCGCACTCCGCAAAGTACTTGCTCAGCGCAACGTGCCGACCGATCGCCTCAGCCTTATCGCAGACAGCGAAATCTACACCGGACTGCTCACCTCCTCTGGAGTTGCTCAAGCACTGAACTACGGCGGTGCAGAAGCAGTTCGCGACGGTCAGATCCCTCGCCTACTCGGCATGGGTATCTACGAAAGCAACGTCATCCCAGCAAACGCGATGACCAAGCTGGGCGGATTTGTTGCACATCCTGACTCGATTGCACTCGCGATGCGCTACCTCGAGCCACAAGCCGCCGGTGAGTATCTCGCTGCCGAGCAAGTGACCGCGAGCAACGGCATCACGATGGGCTATCGCCGCCACTACAACACCTCGACTGGTAAACACTTTGCCAACTTCGAGTGCTTGTTTGGATTCACTCCTGCGTTGACTCTCGGTCTTGCAATCGTCACGATCCCTTAATTTTTCTGGGTTGTAGTCATTCGCCGCCAGTCTCGAAAGGGGCTGGCGGTTTTATTTTGCATTGCCATCAGCAAGAATGCTGATTGAATACCCGCACAAATATGAAAAACAAATTGTCTCTCTGTGTGATCGTAGGCAACGCCGAAAACTACATCCACCGTTTCCTCGATCACTTCGAGGAGATCGCCGACGAGATCATCGTGGTGCGGGCAATCGGCAATCAAAAGCCGGACGGCACGCTGGCAATCGCTGAGGCTCGCGGGTGTAAGGTGGGCGAGTATTTCAACACCAACGACTGGCCGCACGTTGACGACTTCGCCGCAGCCCGCAACGCTGCCCTCGATCTTGCCACCGGCGACTGGCTCATGTGGGCGGACACAGACGACACGATCACGCCGGAGGACTGCGCCACCATCCGCGCGATGCTGCCGCAGCTCGGTGACGACATCCAAGGAGTGCTCGTGCCCTACGCCATCCCAGACGACGGCATTACGCTGCACAGGGAACGCCTCTGGCGGCGTGGCGCGGCTCGCTGGCACAATCCCATCCATGAGTCGCTCAAGTTCGCTCCTGACGCTCCTATGGCTCGGTTCGACAAGGTGCAGATCCTTCACCTTCCCCACGGCAAGCGCAAGGCCAGCAGCGACGAGCGCAACCTGCGAATCCTCCGGTCGATCCCCGAAGATCAGATCACAAGCAGCCAGCTTTTCTACACGATGCAATCGGAGCGCGCCCTCGGTCAGATCGAGGAAGCCACGGCAACCGCCGCCAAGCTCTGCATGGCACCGGACGCGGGGCAACCGGAACGCTACGAGGCGTTCCTCGTCATGGGTCAGATGGTGCCGGATGGGGCGACCCGTTCGCAGCTCTACCTGCAAGCCATCGCCGTTGACCCAGCCCGCCGCGAGGCCTACGCCGAGCTTGCCATGGAGGCGCTTAAAGCCAACCAGTTCCCGCTCGCCCTCGGCTGGTCGGAGGTTATGACCTGCCTGCCGCAGCCCTCCTACTGGTCGTGGAACAGCCGCAAGAAGTTCTACGGCTGGCAGGGCGTGCAGGTGCGCGGCATGTGCTTGCGGGCGAATGACCGCTACGAGGAGGCGAACGCCATCGAGGCAAACCATTTCATCCTGCACGGCGCGAAGATCAGCCTTCTTCACGCCACGCGCGGACGGCCAGCCATGGCCTACAAAGCGCGAGCGACATGGCTCGACCGGGCAGCAGACCCCGACGCGGTGGAGCACATCTTCGCCCTCGATCCAGACGACGAGACAATCGGTCCATTCATCACCTGCCGACACGTAATCAACCACGGACGCGGGCCAGTGGCCGCATGGAACGAGGCGGCGAAGTTCTCCAAGGGCGGGATCCTGATCCAGCTATCCGACGATTGGGAGCCGCCGATGCACTGGGACAAGCTCATCCTTGCCAAGTTCGCGGGCATCACGACACCCGCCGTGCTGGCGATCAGCGACGGCACGCGCGAGGACAACCTGCTTTGCATGGCGATCCTCAACCGCGCCCGCTACGTGCAGCAAGGATACCTCTTCCATTCCGAGTTTTTCAGCGTGTTCAGCGACGACCATTTCACCGACCGCGCCTATGCCGACGGCGTGGTAATCGAGGCGAAGGACATCATGATTGAGCACATGCACCCAGCGTTTGAAAAGGGCGAGATGGACGCTACGTATGCCCGCAGCAATCACCCAGAAAACTACGAGATCGGCAAAGGCATCTTGGATCGCCTGACAGCCGGGCAAAAGGTATCTGCCGATATCGCCGGATGGTTCGACTTCGCAGAGGTTTACGATTATGTGGCTGCAACCCTGCCCACCGACGGGACGTTTATCGAGGTCGGCAGTTGGAAGGGCAAGAGCGCGATTTACCTGCGCGACCGGCTGGACGACATCGGCAAGAAATCAGCAACTTTCATCTGCGTGGACACGTTCACCGGCGATCCAGACACCGGGCAAGTTGATGTATGGGACGAGTTCAAGGAGAACTGCGGCAGCCGAAAGATCACCAAGTGCCGGAACGAAAGCGTCGCCGAATCGAAACATCAGCCAGACCAATCAGCCGACGGGATCTTTATCGACGCAGCGCACGACTACGAGAACGTCAAAGCCGACATCGCGGCATGGCTACCCAAGGTGAAGCCCGAAGGATTCTTCGGCGGGCATGACATCGACGCGCCGGGCGTGCTGAAAGCTGTCGAGGAATCTGGCATCCCCTACCATGTGGTCGGTCGCTGCTGGGTCAGAAACTACAACGCAAAACCATGAGCAAGACCCACAAAGGCGACTGGCACCGGCTGGGCGATGCGCCAGCATACCGGAACAACTACGACGCAATTTTTAGAAAGAACAAACCACATGATCCTATCAATACTGACCCCGACGATACCGGGACGCGAGAGACAACTGCAAGCCCTCCAATGGAGGATCGAGGAACAGATTCAAGCCCTACAACCCCACATCGAGGCTCAGAGTTCCGGGCTGAGGAGTTCGGGGCAGGTAGAGCATCTGATATTCAGTGACAACCGCCAGCGCAGCATCGGCGCGAAGCGGCAGGCACTGCTCGACATCGCGCGCGGGCAATACATCGCGTTCGTGGACGATGACGACGACATCGCCGACTCCTACGTCTCCGAGCTGCTGGCCGCCGCCGCTAGCGGTGCGGATGTGATTACGTTCCTACAGGGGGCGACTTACAACGGCAAGCAAAGCGTCGTGGACTTCCAACTTGGGCAGGGCGATCATGGCTTCGTCCCCGGCGGCATCACCAAACGCGATGCATGGCACGTCAATGCATGGAGGCGCAGCCGCATCGCCCACTGCCAGTTCGGTGAGACAAACTACGGCGAAGACTTAATCTGGTGTCAGCAAGCTCGGCGGATGGCGGAGACGACGCTACACATCCCAGAAGTTTTGCACTTCTATCAGCACGACTCAAGCACCACTGCAGCACCCGAGCCGAATTGACATCGTGCCTAGGGCATGAGCGGCATCGATGATTTTTTGAATGGAGGACACACTGAGACAGACGACCTCATCGGCACGCGCACGATGGTCTGCGCCGGTCAGACGTTCGCGGTAGTGTTCAACGATGCTCGCAAGAGCTACGAGGGCGCGCTGGGGGGGCTGGAGAGCGACCTGCAAGCCACCGTGGTCGCTCAGCCTGGGGCAGTAACCAATCCAATCACGCTGCTCCAAAAACGCTGCACAATCGACGGCGATGCATTCCGCGTGGCCGAGGTCGCGGTCGGCAACGTGGCGATCACGTTCACGCTGGCGAGCGCCGGTGATTCTCGTTAAAAAAAGTCTTTACAAGTCGGTAGGCAACGCCTAGAAATGGGCATGCAACCAACCCTCCTGCGCGATTACCAAGGCCAGCCGATTGACGGATGGCTGATGAGCGAGAAGCTCGACGGCTGGCGCATCATGTGGGATGGTGCTGAGTTTATCACCCGCCAAGGCAACAACCTGCCCGCCCCCGCATGGTTCAAGGCAGGGATGCCAGCGGTCGCGCTCGACGGTGAACTCTTCGCCGGACGCGGCGAGTTCAACCAGATCCAGACGCTCATTGCTGCAGGCTGGCACGGTCTGACATTCCAAGCGTTCGACGCACCGAGCGCCGCACCGTTCCGCGCCCGCTACAAGCAACTGCTGACTCTCGACCTCCCCGCCCACGTCGGCATCGTCGCCCAGGTGCGCTGCCGCGACACGCGCCACCTCATCGAGCACGCTGACGAGATCGTCACGGCAGGCGGTGAGGGTGCCGTGGTGCGCAACCCACGCGCCCGCTACGTCGCCGGTCGCACGGACGACGTGCTGCGCTGGGTGCCTCAAGCCCCGCGCATGAATCGCCGCAAGGCTGCGTGAGGTTTGACTCCGCGCATAAAGCGTGGAGATGCACATCAAAACCAACAAAGCAATCATCGCTCATTTCGAGCGCACGATTGCTGAGTTTGAGGCTGCCACTGGCAAGACTGCCGAGGAGGGCATGAAACGGATCGCCAAGTCATCATGCAAGCGCCTTGCCATAACGGTGCAGCCATATGGCATCGAAGGACATATGGGAAAGTTTCAAAAAAGCGTTGAAACACAAGTTGATCGGGCATGGTTCGGAACCAACCTCGGGGCATTTCCGGCGACGAATAACATGAAAGTCGCTCACTATAATGCAAGGCGCGATGGTGTGGTTGCCAAGAGATTATTTCGAAAAGAGAAAGGTAATTGGTGGCGTGACCTGATTACAGATTATGAGCGAGACAGTTATAAGGATCGCGCAGTGGCAAAAATAGGACGTGCAAAAGCAGCGTGGGTGAAGATCGCCAACGACCTAGGCAAGCCAAAGATGAGCGGAGTTAATGGCATCATTGAGCGCCATTTAAACGGTGCAAAAGGCAGCCACACGGTATCTGGAAAAGGCATCAATACGGCAGTGCATATTTCCAACGAAACGACCTACATTAAAAAAATCCAGTACACTGCGGACGTAGCAAAAGCTGCAGCCGATGGCATGAAAAACGGAATGAAATGGATGACGATCACCACTGCAAAAACCATCGAGAAAGCCAACCGGCAACTTAAATGACCACCTCGCAACGCATTAAACTCTCCCTGATCGCCGTGCTGGAAGGAATCAAGCCGGACGAATCAATCGTCATCGTCGATGCCAAACAACGCGGTGAGCTAGCACTGCCGTTGATCGCGGTCGATGTGACCAGCGCTACTGCGCACAGCGAGGCACTGCAGAACGTCGAGCGGATCGAGTTGACCGCTACGCTGCGCGTCCATGCTGGCGACGACGAGGACATCGATGCGTGGATCGACCAGATCGAAACGATACTTACGGATGTCAGCTTCATGAAGGCGGCGACCAGTGACCTAGTAAAAGTCTACTCGTGG